ACCGCATTGCCGAACGCCAATTCCAGACCAAGTGGAACACGCTGCACCCCGATACGCCGCTGACCAAGACAGGGCTGCGGGCGCTACGCAAGCGGCTGCGCTCGCCGCGTGCCGCCATGACCTTGCAGAACGAGCAGAATGAGGGGCAGGAGCACGTCTGGCAGTCTATGCAAGACTACGGCGACGGCATGGCCATGCTGGCCCAATACCTTCCCTACTTCCACACCACGGTCAAGCAGCAGATGTGGAAGCGCATGACGCCCCAGCAGCAGGCCGAGCTGAAAGCCCAATGGGGTGCGCTCAACGCTCCATTAATACCTGCGGCATCTACAGTCCATGTGCATGCGCCTGTATTCATGGCCATTCCAAGACCAACTGGACTTATTCAAGCGGGGAACATCGATTTGTCGGCACGCCCCACTGTACATAATGCAGATGGATCAATCAGCACGGTTCGATCAATAACGATAACCGATGACAAAGGGCGCGCTACCTTGATACCTACGGTCGTAGGCAATAAGGTCGTATCCAATCAGGATGCAATTGAACACTTCCGCAAGACGGGCGAATTGTTGGGTGTGTTCGACAACGAAAAAGATGCCGATGCGTACGCGGAAGCCCTACATGAACAACAGGCAAAAGAGTATTTGCCCCATTAACGCTCCGCCCACGCCACCAACATCTGCGCCACAAGGCTGAACAGGGCAAAGCCTCCGGCCACGGCCAGCCGCAGCAGGCTTGGTTGCCACATGGCCCAACAGGCCAAGGCGAATACCAACATCACACTTGCGACCGCCGTGGCGCGTCCTGAAAGCACGCGCAGCAAGACCCTTGCCACCGTAGCCTCATGCTGTTCGAGACGCACCACGGGGCTCACGTTGCGTTCCTTCAAGGGTTCCAGCGGCAGTTGCGGATCAGTCATCGGCTTCATCCTCGGATTGGGCAAAGAAGGCGCCGCGTTCGGACGCATCGGAATCCTTGTTGATGGCCTTTTGCCAGTCCACCCCCAGCTTCAAGGCGTCCAGACGAAGGGCGGGTTCGAGCGCAGATGCCGCCTCAATGACCTTGCGGATTTCACGTTCCAGCAGCTTTTTGAAGGGGATCGGACGGGCCATGAGGGTTCCAAAAGGTACATTAAGACGGGCTTGATCGAGAGCCTCAAAACACAAGGCATTGAAAAACAAGTCAACGGGAGTTGAAATCCGTGCGCGTGTGCCTCACGCGGCCCACTGCCCCGTTTCGATCATGTTGGCGAGGCGCGTGTAGCGGACTGGAAGCTCCCGGTAAACCTTCGTGGCGCGAAGATCATCTGCCGCCGCCTGCCAGCGCTGGGCGGCGATGTAGCCGAAGAACACGCTGAACGTTGCAATCGCACCCGTGCCGAGATTGAACAGCATGTCGGCGATGGCGGCTTGCCGAACATCATTCAGCAAAGACCACCATGACTCGGTAGACGCGACCGCCAGCACGGCATCCAGATCGTGCTGGAATTGCAGCATGGCCGCTTGATTCAGGAGAGCCCACACGTCGGTTGCCGGTGGCGAGGCATCGAGGTTGTGCCCCACGCCCCACGTCCGGTGCCCGGTGGTGTCTACATAGGGCCAGATGCGCAGCCCTTCATCGTGCAGGATCAGCGATTGCATGTCAGTCATGGGTATGTTCCTCGTGGCGCTTCAACATCAGGGCTTGGATGCCGTGCTTGCGTGCGGCCTGTATCCATTCCAGCGCCTTGCCGCTGTTGACGTGGGCCGTCGTGACGAGAATCGTCCGGAACCCCATCACGGCAGCCAGCGACGCCTTCTCGCAGTCACGTGTGATGCCGGTCCCGGAAGTGTGGCCAGAATTGCCCTTGGCGTACACGCCGCCCTGCACTTCGACCAACAGGTCAGGCGAAACGAAATAATCGAAAGCAAACTTGCGCCCCGGAATCGGCTTGTATTGCGGGATGAACGCCATGCCGACACTTCGTAACTGCGCGTCCAGCAGCAATTCTCCCTTGGACGTTGCTCGTGGTTTGACTGTCTTTTTGGCAGGTTTTGGCTTGATGGCCTCCAACGCCTGCTTGCGCCCAGCATTCCACGCCGAAAGCTGATCTTCGGTCCACCGAATCGCCTTGCTCATGGTTTCACCTTGTTGTTCAAGTGCCGAAGATCGGCAATCTGTGCGTTGCAAACCGCTAGGGCGGCCAGCGCGTGCTGCCAAGCCCACAATAAATCGGCATTGGTCTTAATCCCCGTGGGAGGCGCGATACAGGGCACCAAATCGGAAGTCGGCATCGGCACGTACTGAACTTTCGTCACGGTCACAATCTGTGGCGGGGCAGCGACAGGGGCGCTGGCACAACCTGCCAAGGCCAGCAATATCGCAATGATCAAGATTCTCACGGATTGCCTCCGGCAGCGGATTGGACGGAGGCGGGAACGGGCTGCGCCAACCACGTTGCGACATCCGGTTTTGCCTTGGCCTCATCGGCAATCTTTGCCTGCAATGCCGTGATGCGATCCGCTTGAGTCTGGATCGTTGTCGCATGACTGGTGGCAGCTTGTTGGGCTTCCGTGATGGCAGCTTGCTGTTGCGCCAGTGTGGCCGCGTCGGCCTGTGCCTGTGCAAGCCGCGCCGTATCTTCGGCCTTGATGAGGGCCTTGGACTGCGCCGTTTGCAGGGCAAAAAGGGCCTTGTCGTCGGATAAGCCACGGACGCGCGAGCCGTAGAGATAACCGGCAATCAGGCACGCCAGCAATAGGCCAACGCCGATCAGAATGCGGTAGGGGAGTGGAATCAGGTTCATGGGCGCCACCAATCAGGCCAAAGCTTTTCGGGCGCCATACTCCCCGCGTACAGCCAAACGGGTTGTACGCAAAACAATCTGGCCACAGCATCACATGATGGGAATTGATCTTTCGTCGCAAGTTGCCCCTGAGTCTCAAATCGGTATACCTGATGTTCATCAAGCCCCGTTTTATCAGCAAACTGTTTGCGCGTAAGATTGTGGTGTTCGCGCAGTTGTTTCAGGCGGCTTCCGATCGTGTCACCGGCCGGAACGCCTGCAAAAGTCATTGCAACCGTATTTCTCATGCCCTTCATGGACGCCTCCATCTTTTGTCAAGCGAAACACGCAGCAGGAAGGCTGCGACCGTCACGCGAATGTTGATGATTTGTTGCAGGCGACAGCGGACTTCGAGCGGCGTCATGCTGCAATCTTCCGCTGAATCGGCCACCACGTCACGCATGTGGAATGGCACACATTGCATTTGCGTTTCGGGCCTTGTGCAATCAAGCCATCGGCCATGGCATCACTGGTACGACGTGCGGCTTCGACCCGATCAAGTTGGATGGATTCGCCCAATTCGGCGCTGGTCTTGCCCGGATCGGCGCAGACCGCCGCCACAATCAATGCCACATGCGCGGCGCGTTGGCCGCGTTGCGTGACGCGTTCCGCCGCCATGGAGGATGTATCGGGATCATTGCGATGGGATAGCCGTTTCGCCCCCTTCACAATTTGCCAGCGATCACGCAGATAGTCTTTGTCCACGCCAAACCCGGCGATTTCAACCAGGTTGATGGCTTCGCGCCAAGCTTCGGGTGCGACATGACGTTCAATGCACGATGCAACGAATTTTGGCGTGGCCTCGGCGGGAACATAACGCAGCCAACCCATGTGTACGGATGATCCCATCATGATCGACTCCGCTTGCCCAAAGCCAACAATCGCAAAGCGAGTTCGCTGCGCGGTTGGCGGGTCGCCCCGCGTGAAAGCTCGCCAAGCGTGGATACCGGCGCCCGCACCAGCGCGGCTATTTCCGCCAGCGTCCAGCGCTTGCGCAACTTGAGAATGTACACTTGCCAGTCCATGCGCGTACCATACGGTTTTCCGGAACGCTCGTCAATGGCAGCGTTACAAATGTTCACAATCTCGGGTTGCATCATTCCGGTTTCCCGTATTATGATGGTCACGAATCAGGGCAAACCAGGAGGGTGACATGCAAACGCAAGATTGGCGCACGGCCAAGCCGGGACACCAAGTAGAACATCGTGATCCGATTACGTGGCCGTTCCTGACCTGCGGGCTGGTGATCGCCATCGTGATCCTGTTGGCGCGTGCGTGGGGATTGCTGCCATGACGCGCGAATGGTGGGCGGACGGTCCGCCGGACGATCGCGATGCGATGGCGTTTGACGCCGCGCGAGAAGAAGTGATGAACGACCTTGCGGCAAACGATGCGATCGCGGCCAAGGTTCGTGCCGAGTTTGAAACCGAAATCAATGAAATCTGTTCGGGCGCGTGGTCCGTCGAGGGCGCTCAAAAGATCGCGGCCGATATGTGTGCGGCGGCGGAACGTGAAATCGACCGGCGCGCACGGGCCATCTTGGATGGCTGGGCGCAAGACCGCGCGGAACGGGCGATTGATGCCGCTGAATACATGATGGAGGAACGCTGACATGTGCATTATTCCGGGCGACAAGATGGCCGAAGCCATGCGCGATGAAATGCAGCGCGTGGACGTGATGGCCAAGGTCCTAAACCAAATTGATGCGCTATTCGTACCTGCTTTGCAGCGTGCGCGCGAGCAAGCAGACAAGATTCAACGCGCCGCCGAGCTGTGCCGCGAAGTCGACGAGGATGCACAGCCATGAAAGCCAATGGAACAGCAAGGGTCAAAGTTTGTCGGGCCCTCGCGCCGAGTGCGGCGCCCACCACCAAGACAGTTGATGTACGCATCACTGCGAAACGCGTCTATGTGCCTTTGCTTGATCTTGTATTCGATCGAGAAACCCATCGCATGGTGAGCGCATTCAACCCGTACAGCGCATACAGCTATCGGCTGGAGTCTTACGAGGCGCAGCCATGAACGCCGAACGCCTCGCGGCCCTAGCGCTGCTAGACAGCATGCAGCGCACGACGCCCGGCGGCATCCGTCGCGAGCAGTTCTTGCGCAGGCACCCGCTCAAGACTCTAGCGGCGGCCCTCCCTTTCCTTGCGCTCGCGGTCTTCGCTGCGTTCGCAATCATCACTCGTTGACTCACAGGAGAGTAGAAATGGTTGCAAATAAATCCATCATCGAACGTCCCGTCATCGTCTGCACCGAACATCGCGGAGTTTTCTTCGGGTATGCAGGCGACACGCGTGCCACCGAAATCAAACTTAAGAAAGCGCGCATGGCGATTTCGTTCGGCACCACGCGTGGCGTGATGGAACTGGCTGAAACCGGCCCGACCTCGCGCAGCAAGATCAGCGCCCGCGCCGATATCGATGTGCGCAAAGTCACCGCTGTTTTCGAAGTGACGCCGGCTGCTGCGGAGAAATGGGAGGCAGCATGAACGCCTGGGCATACAAGCCTGTCGTGACCGTGATCGACGTGCTGGATACCGGCGCATGCATCGGTGGCGTGAAGGCCTTCGTGCTCAAACACGGGCTCGCCATCGTCCGCAAAGCCGCTGATTTTCTCGACATCGAATGGATTCAGCGCGCCGCGATGAACGGCTACGGCTACGACTACGGCTACGGCTACGGCTACGGCTACGGCTACGGCTACGGCGACGGCTACGGCCACGGCTACGGCGACGGCTACGGCTACGGCGACGTGCACAGCCACCGCCA